GCAGTTACGCACGCTGCAACCGCCCGAGATCGACTGGGACAGACTTTACCAAGAGAACCCGGTTGAGTGGGTGAGACAGCGCGAAATTCAGCGCACTAGGCAGGAGCAAGCGGCGTGGGTGCAATCCCAGCGCGCGGCTCTGGTACAGAAGCAAGAGCAGGAAGAGCGGGTTGAGCAAGCCCAGACCCTAGAGGTCGAGCGTGCCAAGTTGTTCGAGGCACTACCGGAATGGCGCGATGCTGATAAGGCACGCGCTGAGAAGGCAAAGATCGTATCTTATGCAACCGAAAGACTCGGCTTTAGTGTCGAGGAGATTTCGGACATTTACGATGCTCGCGCCGTGGTGGCCCTGCGAAAGGCAATGCTCTTTGACGAACTGATGAGCAAACGCGATCAGATGCGTCCAAAGATTATGCAGAAGGCGAAGCCGATGAAGGCTGGCGCCGCTTCTAGCCCACAATCTTCCAAGGTCGTAGCATCCAAGGCGGCTCTTTCTAGACTCGCAAATAGTGGCAGCCACAAAGACGCGGCTGCCGTGTTTGAACAGTTTATAGATTAGAGGTTTATTCCAAAATGTCTCAGACAGCAAATACGTTTGATACCTTTGCCGCAAAAGGTATCCGTGAGTCTCTCTCGAACGTGATCTACAACATCTCGCCCGAAGAGACTCCGTTCATGTCAAACATCGGTCGTGAGAACGTCAAAAACACTTACTTTGAGTGGCAGACGGACTCGCTCGCAGCCGCTTCGACGACCAACGCGCAGGTTGAAGGTGACGACGTGTCGTCCTTCGACGCGACCGCCGCCACGGCGCGCATTGGCAACTACACGCAGGTCAGCCGCAAGACCGTCCTCATCTCGGGCACGCTCGAGTCGGTGGACAAGGCTGGTCGTCGTTCTGAGTTGGCCTACCAGCTCGCCAAGCGTTCTGCGGAACTGAAGCGCGACATGGAGAGCATCATGCTCACCAACCAGGCCGCTGCCGCTGGTTCTGCCGGCGTCTCGACCGCGCTACGCAAAACTGGTTCGTTGCTCGCCTTCTTGAAGACGAACACGGACAAGGGTACGGGCGGTGCTGATCCGTCGTACAGCACGCAGCCGAACGCGACCCGCACGGACGCGACCGACGCCAACCTGCGCGCCTTCTCGGAGACGATTCTTAAGAGCGTGATCCAGAAGGTGTGGGCTGCTGGCGGTACGCCGAAGATTCTGATGGTTGGCCCGGTCAACAAGCAGAAAGTAAGCGCCTTCGCGGGCATCGCGGAAATCCGTAAGGAAGCCCCGGGCAACAAGCCCGGCGTAATCATCGGCGCCGCCGACGTTTACGTTTCGGACTTCGGCGCGGTGTCGGTTGTCCCCAACCGCTTCCAGCGTGAGCGTGATGCTTTCGTGCTCGATCCTGAGTACGCCAGCGTTTCCTATCTGCGCCCGTTCAACACGGTTGAACTTGCGAAGACCGGCGACGCTGAGAAGCGCATGATCGTTGTGGAGTGGGGCTTGAAGGTCAACACCGAGGCCGCGCACGGTCTTGCTGCGGATTTGACCACGACCTGATAGTGGTGATGTAAACTTGGGGGCGGTGGTAATCATGCCATCGCCCCCTAGTGAGGATCACATGAGTTCAACAGGTAAGCGCCTTTTTGATTACGACCCGACAACGGGCACGACAAAATGGTGGCACTACGACGCTGATCGTGACGAGGCCAAGATTGAGACGGTCTTTGAAGTCGGCGACCTGATTGAGCAGAATAAAAAGCAGTACGCGAACACGGACGAACGTGCTCGGTACGGCGAGTGGAACAAGGTGGCATCAATACCGATGGCCTTGTTCTACCGACTGAAGAACGAAGGGATCGTTGACGATCCGAAGAGAATGAAGGCTTGGCTCAACGATAGAGACAACCAACTCTTCCGCACACGCCCGGGGCGTGTGTGAGCAGGTCAATAGCGATATTGGTGCCTGCGCGTGATACGGTGATGACCTCGTTTGCCTATGACATGGCGCGAGCGATGAGTTATCACACCGCGACAACGGACGACCGTGTTCTGCTCTACACGAGCCACGGAACTCTGATCGCCTCTCAGCGTATGGAGCTTGCGCGTCAAGCACTCGAGGAGAAGGCGGACTATCTCCTCTGGCTTGACTCAGACATGCGGTTCCCGAAGGAAACGATCGGGCACCTCATTCTGCGCGACAAGCCCATCGTGGCTGCTAACTACGCGACACGTCGCATGCCGGTCAAGCCGGTGGCGATGATGGACGCGCAGGGCAAGATTGACCGCGTGTTTACCGGCCCAGAGTCCGAAGGGCTACAGCCTGTCGATTATGTCGGCATGGGCGTGATGATGGTGAAGCGAGAGGTGTTCGAGAAGCTAGAGGCACCGTGGTTTGCGATCCCGTATTCGACGATCGGAAATCACTACATCGGCGAAGACGTGTTCTTCTGCCGCAAGGCCAGAGAGGCCGGGTACGAGGTGCTTCTGGATCACGACCTCTCGCAGCATGTGAAACATATCGGCACGTTCGAGTATTCCCATGAGGGTGCTTGGGCGATGAAGGAAGAGCTAGATGGCCCTAAATTCATACAGCAGTCTTAAAAGCAGCATAGCGGACTGGCTCAACCGTGACGACCTCACGGCAGTTATCCCCGACTTTATCTCGCTTGCCGAGGCGCAGATGGAGCGTCGCCTGCCGACTCAGAAGATGGTCAAGCGTGCCAACGCCACCATCGACACGCCGTTCTCGGCGCTGCCGTCTGATTTCTTGTCGTGCAAGTCTCTGGTGCTGACGTCCACGGCGCCCGTGCAGCAGCTCATCTTCTTGACTGAGGATGAGGTTGACGCGAAGAAGTACGTTTACCGCACCACCGGCAAGCCGCAGTATTTCGCTCTGATCGGAAATCAGATCGAAGTGCTGCCCGCGCCGGACACGAGTTACACGGCAGAGTTGACGTATGTGGCGACGCTCGCCAAGTTGTCAGACGCTAACACCTCCAACTGGATTTTAGACCGCCACCCCGACTTGTACCTGTACGGATCGCTTCTACAAGCCGCTCCGTACCTGCGCGACGATGAGCGCGTGGGCCTGTGGTCAAGCCAGTACCAGGCGGCGATTGAAGATATGTTGTTACAAAACGAGCGGGCAGCCTTCAGTCAGGGGCGTACCGCAATGACTGTTAAACCGACGAGGGTTATCCCGTGAGTGCATTTTCCGATTATCTTGAAACCGCAGTGCTCAATCACGTCTTTGGCTCGGTGACGTATACCCCGCCAGCGACTCGGTACTTGGCGCTTTTTACCGTCGCGCCGACCGACGCGGGCGGTGGTACTGAATGCAACGGCACCGCCTATGCGCGCCAGACCGTCGCCTTTACGGTGTCGGGTGACACGGCGAGCAACACGTCTGCGGTGGAGTTTCCGACCGCCGGGTCGTCGTGGGGCACGATTGTTGCGGTGGGCGTGTTTGATGCTTCGACGAGCGGCAACCTGCTCGCCTACGGCAACCTGACGGCCAGCAAGACGATCGCCTCGGGCGACGTGTTTAGAGTACCGGCTGGCGACCTAGACATTACGTTGGCCTAAGACGTGGCCGGTTACGGCAGCGGCTTATACGGGCGTGGCAACTATGGCATAGACCCCAAAGAGGGGGCGGCCACGTTAAACGCTGCGGCGACCTTGGTGGTCGCTGGCGTGCGTATCCAGCAGGGCGCGGCGACGCTTAACGCAGCCGCGGCGCTGACGATAGATGGGGTGAGGGTGCAGCAGGGGGCGGCGACGCTATCTGCTGCGGCGACGCTGACGGCGGTTGCGGAGCGGATTCACCGAGGCGCTGCGGCGCTGAGTGCGTCGGCGACGTTGACGTCAACGGCAGAGCGCATCCACCTTGGCGCTGCGACGCTCTCTGCGGTGGCGACGCTCTCTGCCTCGGCAGAGCGCATCCATCGCGGCGCGGCGCAGTTAAACGCGGCCTCGACACTGATCGTGTCGGGGCAGCAGATTGACATTGGCGCGGCGACGTTGACGGCGGTGGCGACGCTGACGTGCGTCGGGCGCAAGAAGTGGGAAAACGATCCAGACACGCCCGAGAGCTGGACGCAGATTAGTGACACAGCAGAGACATGGGCGCCGATTACAGATACGGCAGAGACTTGGACAGAGAAAACACATCCGGCCTACTTAGAGGCTGCTTGAGGGAATGAGATATGCCTGACACAACAACCACCAACCTTGGACTGACGAAGCCGGAAGTCGGCGCGTCTGCGGATACCTGGGGCGGGAAGATCAACACCAACCTCGACCTCGTTGACGGCTTATTCGCCGCAGCCGGCACCGGCACGTCGGTTGGCCTGCAAGTCGGCAGCGGCAAGACGCTGACCGTAACCGGCACCTGCAACCTTGATACGGCGGTCGTGATTAACGACTCAGGTGCCGACAAGGACACCCGCATCGAAGGCGACACCGACGCGAATCTGTTTTTTGTGGATGCGTCAACGGATCGGATTGGTATTGGTACGAGCAGTCCGGCTGTAAAATTGGATATTGTTGGTGGCGGCGCAGAAGGGCAACTTAGTTTGTCCACTAATGCAACCAATGCAACAACCAAAGAAGCAAAACTGGTCGTCAGGCACTATACCAATTCTGAAGAAAACTTCTTGGTGCTCTATCCATACAGCACTTCCACCGTAAACGAAATTTACTATGGTGGTGGGTCATCCTCTCAAAACGCAGCGACCGGACATTTTTGGTTGACTGCTGCAAACAACACGACGGTTTCCGGCACGACTCGTATGACCCTTGACTCCTCCGGCAACCTCGGCCTCGGGACGAGCAGTCCGTCAGTTAAATTAAGCGTGGCTGGCGCAGGAAGTTTTACTGGAACAGGTTTTAGTGGCGCAGCGGCACCAACGGTATTTCTCGGTAATTCAACTGCTTCAACTGGCCGCACGTTTGGGATAAACAGCGCAAACTCTGGATTTTTCCAGATTTATGATGCGACTGCTGGTGATTTGACGAGGATGGTTATTGACTCCTCCGGCAACCTCGGCATCGGGACGACGAGTCCTGCATCAACATTAGCTGTTGATGGCGGAACAGGGATGTTGTCATCAGGTGTAATTGCTAGATTTTTTGGTACGTCTGGAAATTCGTTAATTGTTCGCGGAAGTGGAAACTGCGAAAACACAAACGGTTCATACGGTGCAATTTCCGATTATAAATTAAAGCAAGACATTGTAGATGCATCTTCTCAATGGGATGACATCAAGAATCTGCGCGTCAGAAAATATCGCTTTAAGGACAAGCCGGACGAGGCGTTACAAATTGGCGTTATTGCACAGGAACTTGAAACAATTTCACCGGGGCTTGTTGAAGAGTCGGTAGATCGTGACATAGGCGGCAATGACCTTGGTACGACTACCAAATCTGTAAAATACTCCATCCTTTACATGAAGGCAGTTAAAGCCCTACAAGAAGCCATGGCGCGTATTGAACAACTTGAGGCAAAAGTAGCCGCTCTGGAGACTAAATAACCATGTCCGACGTTGAACTGAAACTCTCGCTTGAAGAAGCCGTCGCCATCACGAACTTGATCGGGTCACTCCCGACGAGCCAAGGCGCGTGGCCGCTGTTTGAAAAACTGAAAAGCCAAGTAGAGCCGCATTTGCCGAAGCCGGAGCAGAAGGAAGCGTGATATGTCAGAGCAAGATCAGACCGTGGAACTAGCCTTGCTGAGAAAGGACATGGAACTCTTGCAGAGCGACATGGCTGAGGTGAAGTGCGACCTGAAGAAGCTCGCTGATGCGTGGTCAACGGCAGAGAACTTAGTGGCCTTCATCAAGTGGCTTGCCGGCATCGCCGCCGCCATCACGGTCTTGGTTGTGTTCGTTAAGGGTTTTGTTTTACCTGTAAAGGAGTAACGCCTTGGCGTTGATTCCGCTCAACATCCAGCCGGGCGTTTATCGTAACGGCACCGACTACCAGAGCAAGGGCCGCTGGCGTGACGCCAGCCTTGTGCGCTGGTATGAAAACACGATGCGACCCGTGGGCGGGTGGCGTAAGCGATCTAACACGGCGTTCTCTGGACTCTGCCGTGGCCTGATCGCGTGGCGCAACAACTCCAACGTGCGTTTCATTGGCATTGGCACGCATAGCAATCTTTACGCCATGTCTGAATCCGGCACGTTGACTGACATCACCCCAGCCGGCTACACGGTGGGCGATCAGGACGCCATCCTAAACCTTGGGTATGGCGGTGGTGGTTATGGCCTCTTCGCCTACGGAACCGCCCGAGCCGATAGCGGCACGGTAACGCCTGCAACGACGTGGAGCCTCGACACTTGGGGCGAGTATCTGCTGGCCTGCGCGAGCAAGGACGGCAAGATTTACGAGTGGGACTTGAACACGGCAAACGATGCCGTGCTGCTCTCCAACGCGCCGACCGGGAATAAGGGCGTACTTGTGACCGCCGAGCGATTCGTGTTCGCGCTCGGCGCCGACAGCAATGGTCGCAAGGTCGCGTGGTCGGATCAGGAAGACAACAACACCTGGGCGCCTGCCATCGAGAACCAAGCCGGCGACCAAGAGCTTGAGACGAACGGTTCGATCGTAGCGGGCAAGCGTCTGCGCGGTATCAACTTGATCTTCACCGACGTGGACGTACACTCGGCGCAGTACCAGGGGCCGCCGTATGTCTACGGCTTTGAGCGCCTTGCGACGGGCTGTGGCGTGATTAGCGCGCAAGCCGTCGCGGCGGTGGAGTCGGTCGCGTATTGGTGGTCGCCCTCGGGTTTCTTCACCTACGACGGCTTCGTGCGCCCAATCAAGTGTGATGTGCTCGACTACCTTACGAACAGCATCTCGCAGACGCAACGCTCTAAAGTCTACGCCGTGGCGAATAATCAGTATGGCGAAGTGTGGTGGTTCTACCCGAGTTCTAGCAACGTCGAATGTGACTCGTATGTAATTTACAATTATCGTGAGCAGCATTGGTCAATAGGTAGCCTGGCCCGCACGGCGGGCACTGATCGTGGTGTCTTCAGCTACCCGATCATGGTGTCGCCGGATGGATTCGTGTACGAGCACGAGGTAGGCGTCAGTTACGACGGCGCAGCGCCTTTTGCGCGCTCTGGCCCCATTGAGTTGGGTGATGGTGAGCGGCTCTTGGTCGCCAAGCAGTTGATTGCCGATGAGAACACGCAAGGCTCTGTGAGTTTGCAGTTCATTTCCAAGTTTGCGCCGAGCGGTTCTGAGACGACCAAGAGTTACACAATTGACTCAATCTATACCCCGGTCAGATTCACAGGCCGTCAGATTGAGATGCGCATTACGGGCACCTCTCCTGCTACAGATTGGCGCGTTGGCACGATGCGGCTCGATGCTGTACCGGGTGGACTGCGATGATGGAGCAAGATGAGATCGAAGGACTCGAGCACGTCACTAAGTTTCGTGAGCCTATAGAGCGAGCCTTAGCGTATGGACACGGGCAGATGAAATTTAACGACGTGCTCGACTACATCAAGAGTGGGGAGTTCCAGTTCTGGTCTTCAGAAAACTCTTGTGTGATTACGACGATTGACGTCTTCCCGCAGATCAAGCAGTTGACTGTGGTGATTGGCGCTGGGGATTTGAAAGAGATTGATAATGTCATTCGCCCGGTTGTTGAGAATTGGGCAAAACACATCAAATGCGACACGATGTTAATTATGGGCCGCCCCGGGTGGGAGCGGGCGTTGGATGGCTACAGACGCACCGCCGTGGTGCTTGAGAAAAAATTATGGGAAGCTTAACTAAATCTAAGAGTCAGCAGACTTCCTCAACCTCCTTCGACCCGCGTGTATACGGCGAGTCACTGCAAAACTTGCAGCTAGCCGAACAAGTCGCGGCGATTCCGTTCCAAGCTTATCGTGGCCCGATGGTCGCGCCGTTCACCCGAGACTACATGACGGGTGAGCAGATGACGCGCGGCATCGCCTCGCAGGGTGGCTTCGTGCCAGAGGTCGAGCAAGCCGCTCGTGCCACGCAGGCGGCCTTGGGCTTCCAGCCGGCAGCGGTCAGGGCGGGACAAGTCAAGACTGAGTTTGAAGCGCCCATGGCTCGTGCTGCGCAGTTCACTGACGCCTCGCTCGGGCAGTACATGAACCCGTACCAGCAAGGCGTGATCGACGTTGGCTTGCAAGACATCAGCCGGCAGAATGAGTTGGCGCGTCAGCAGCGCCAGCAGCGTGCTGCCTCGGCTCGCGCCTTCGGCGGCTCTCGAGCAGCCATCCAAGAGGGTATCGCAGCCGGTGAGGCGGCGCGTGAGCGCAACCGATTCCTTGCCGAGCAGCGATCGCAAGGCTTCCAGCAGGCTGCGCAGTTACGCCAGTCCGACGTGGCGCTTCAGCAGCAGGCGAACCTTGCCAACCAGGCAGCGCAGCAGCAGGCGCAACAGATGGGGCTTGGCGCGCAGCAGTTTAACGTGGAGCAGGGAATGCGCGCGGGGCTTGCCAACCAGCAGGCCGGTTTGCAGGGCGCGCAGTTCCGCGTCGGCGCGGCGCAGCAGTTGGCTGGGCTTGGGCAGCAGGCGCTCCAGAACCGCTACGGTGCCGCTCAGGCGATGATGGGGCTAGGCACGGCTCAGCAACAGCTCGCGCAGCAGTTGATGAACGCACAGCGTGCTGAGTTCGACCGTCGATTACAGTATCCGCTCCAGCAGCTTGCGATTCGGCAGGGTGCGATCGCGGCGGCGCCGATTAATCAGCAGACGAGCACGACGAGCACTCAGCGTGCCAGCCCGTTGCAGATCGCTGGGCAGGTGGCCTCGATTGCAGCGCCGTTCTTCTCAGATGAGCGCATGAAGAAAAACATGAAGGGCATCAAGAACCCGCTCGATAAGGTCAATCGCCTCAAGGGCATTGAGTTTGAGTGGGAGGATGATTACAAGGATGATGCTGAGGAGAATGGACAGGACGGCTATGGCAAGGACATGAGCGTGTCTGCGCAGGACGTTGAGAAGGTGATGCCGGACGCCATTCGCCGTGACCGCAATGGTATGCGTAATGTTGACACGACCAAGATGATTGGCCTGCTTACAGAGGCTATCAAGGAGCTTGACTCCAAGATCGAAAAGAAGGGTAGGGGCAAGGCATGATCGGCGGGGACAGAAACGCGCCAACGGTCTTTTCCGGTGAAACTAATCCTTTCATGCGGCAGGCCGCTGCGAGCAAGAAGTCTGGCAAGAATAAGGCGCTAGAGGTGCTCAAGCAGCTCTCTGGCGGCATTGGCGCTGAAGATGAAGATGGCGCCGAGATCAATCAGAAACTCATACCAGAGGGTAAGTTGGCGAAGATGCCGAAATACAGCCCGCAAGATATGTATGGCGGTTTCTTTTCTATGTACGGCGGTCGCAAAGTTCGCGGCGGTTTGTTAGGGGAATAATATGGGACTTCTTGATATTTTTAAGCGCGGCGCCAAGCGTGCCGGGGAAAACCTCGAGAGCTACATCGGTGGATTGCTCGGGGAAGACCTTTCGGAGCTTTCCGCAGAAGAGCGCAAGCAAATACGCCGGCAGGGCATGAGCGCCGTATTCGACGCCATGGCGCGTGGCACCACGCCGACTCAGGGGCTTACCGGAGTGGCAGAGATGGCTGGCGCGCGGCTTGAGAAGAAGCGCCTGCAAGGCCGTCAAAAGGCCGCAGAGGACGAGATTGGCAGAATCACTGGCCGTCTCTTTGGCGGCGCTCCTGCTGCCCCTGCCGACATGGGCGAGGACGAAAGCGGCCTTGGCCCTGTTGCCATTCAGTCGCAATATCGGCAAGACCCGCGGGAAGCCTTGGCGCGTATGTACGGAACGCAGGCAGGGCGTGATGTTGCCGCTGCCGCGCCAAACCTTTTTACACTGGCGCAAGAAGGCGTAACCGGAAGAACTGTTGGCGGCGCTGTTTACAATCCGCTGACTGGAGCATTTTCAAAGCCGCAAGAGGCGCAGGTTAGAGACTTAACTCCAAAAGAAGTTGCCGCTCTTCGGCTTCCTGCAGGGACTGTTGTCCAAAGGAAGGCAGATGGAACATTGGATATCGTAAGAGAGCCTACTGTCGCTTCTGCCGGAACAAGGTTCGATGTTGTTCAAGGAGCGCAAGTTGAGGCGCTTGGATTTCCGAAAGGCACTGTGCTGCAGCGCAATGCAGTAACCGGGGAACTCAAGGTACTGTCGTCTGTTCCTGCGGCAGAAAGAGCTGCGCTTGCGGCCGGTGACAAGATTCTTGGTCGTGTCGATGCGATCGCAAACCGCATTGAAAAGCAGCTTGATGAGGTTAAAACAGGCGGCCCGCTTGGAGTCACCGGAGCAATGAGTCGGATATTCGACTCAAAAGATGCTCGCCTCTTTGAGTCGTATCGGCAGCAACTTTCTGGGGCTATTCGCGCTGCATTGCGAATACCTGGAGAGGGTACGTTGTCTGATTACGAGCAGCGTCAGTATGGCCTCCAACTTCCAGAACTCGGACAAAGCAAAGAGAACAATAAAGAAATTATTGCTAGCCTCAAGGAGCAGGTACGCGCTTCTAGAGGTATTTCTGTCAATCCAGAGTCAATTCCAGACGGCGTTACAGCAGAAGAGTGGAGCTTGATGACCCCTGCTGAACGTGCACTGTTCCAATAATTAGGAGCCAAACATGGCAGAGTTGACCAAAGAGCAGCAGCAAGCAATTGCGCGAGCAAGAGCTAGAGCAAGAATCCAGCAAGCTGCGCCGGCACAGAAAGAGCCAGAAATGGGCGGCCTTGAGGCTTTTGGGCGTGGCGCCTTGCAGTCGGTCAAAGACATCGGCTTTGGCGCACAGCAGCTCGGTGCCGAACTGGGTGCCGCTGCTGGATTAGTGCAGCCTGAGACGGTACGCGGTTTGCGAGAGGAGCAAGCCAAGCGTGCTGCTGAGTCCGAAGCATTCATGGGAACCGGCGCAGGCAAGGCCGGATACTTGGCTGGTTCTGTCGGCTCAATGTTAATTCCCGGTGCCGCGCTAGGCCGAGTCCCGGGTATCGCAGGAGCCGCTGCGCGCGGCCTATCCGCACCAGCCACGTTTACTGGCGCGGCTGCTGGAGGCGGCCTACTAGGCGCATTGCAGCCGCTTCAGGGCAAAGAAAGTCGAGCCACATCCGCCGCCCTTGGCGCTGCTGGTGGACTTGCTGGGCAGGCCATCTCTCGCGGCGTTGGCCGCGCGTTGCAGCCCAGCCGAAGTAAGCCATCGCCGCAGGCTGCAAAGGCCATCAAGCGTCTGCAAGCAGAAGGCATACCAGTTGACCTTGCTGAAGAGGCTGGCTCTGAGAATTTGCGCGCTGTGCGGCGATTCCTAACCGATAACCCGATCTCTGCATCGGCCATGAAGAAAGGCGAAGAGGCACGACAGGCTGCCTTCAACCGTGCCGCGCTCAAGACCATTGGGGAACAAGGCGAGGCTGCGATCCCTGAAGTGCTGAGTCGCGCAGACCAGCGCATCGGCAGCGTGATGGATGACATTGCCAAGAATACGCGCGTCAAGGTGCCTGGTAAGTTGCTCGACACGATGGCGCAGGTAGAGCGTGATGCGGCGATGATCTTGTCAGATGCCGAGGCTGGCCCGCTGCGTCAGCAGCTCAACAATATCTTGAGCAAGATTGGCGATGACGATGCGATCCCCGGCGCTGCGTATCAAAACGCCCGTCGCCTTGCCAGTCAGTTGTCAGCCAAGCCGGGCGTCAGTCCGCTAGGGCGGCAGTTGCGTGAGGCGCTTGATGAGGCGCTGCAAGACTCTGTGCCCAAGGCGCAGGTAGATGCCATCAAGACGGCACGCAAGCAGTACCGCAATCTCATGCGCATCCAAGAATCCATCGGCACGACTGAACTTGGTGACATCAGCATCCCACGATTGGCGGCTGCAACGTCGCGCAAAGCAGAGCGTGGTGCAGCACTCATGGATCGTGGCGATGCAGAGCTGGCGCGACTGGCGCGCAGTGCGCGTACATTCCAAGAGACGCTAGGACAGTCAGGAACGGCGCCGCGTCAGGCGTTGCAGCGTTACGGAACGCTACTCGGGCCAGGCGCGTTAGGTGTCGCGGCTGGGCTTTCTCAAGGAGAAACGCCGAGCGAGCAGACCATGGCTGCGCTTGGACTAGGTGCGGCAGGACTGCTTGCGCCAAGCGCCATGGCGCGCGCTTATCAGAACCCCGCCATGCGGCGATATATCCTGCAAGGCGCAGGATCGCCACTGGCGCGTCGCATGCTCATGGGGCCGACCGCGCGTGGCGCGATGACCTACGGGCCGGCGGCAGGATTGCTCTCGCCGGAAGATGAAGAATGAGCGAATCCTTGGGCCAAAAACAACGCCGCTTCGCACGACTTGTCGCGCGGCTCATCGACAAGGCCCACGAGTTGGGTTTTGAGGTGACGCTGGGCGATGCTTTCCGCGACCCTCGAGTGCATGGCGCGCTGGGTGTCAAGTTAGGTTATGGGCATCCGAGGAGTGCGCACAAGCAGCGCCTTGCGATCGACCTTAACCTCTTCAAAGACGGCAAGTTTTTGCAGGGCACAGAAGACCACAAGCCGCTCGGAGAGTGGTGGGAGAAGCAAGCGCCGGATGCGCGTTGGGGCGGTCGTTTTCAAGACGGTAATCACTACAGCCTAGAGCATGAGGGAATAAAATGATCAAGGGTGCATTGAAGTCCAAGACGGTGTGGTGGAACGTGGCGCTGGCCGTGCTCGGCGGCCTTGAGTTGATCGGGAGCCACCTCACGACGCTATTCGGCCCGCAGGTCTCTGCGGCGGTGCTCGCCGCCGGTGCCATCGCCAACCTCGCCCTGCGCGCCGTCACGACCCAGCCGCTCTCCGAGAAATGATCGCCGCGTTCCTGCTCCGGCACGGCCTGAAACTCGTGGCCGGCGCGGTCGTGGCCGCCCTATTGCTGTGGATACCGCACAGCCTCAAGGAAGCAGGTCGCAACGAAATACGGCCCGAACTTGACAGGGTGTCAAGAGAGCGTGATAACCTATTGGCTGTTCTGGAGATTGAGCGGGCCAATGCCAAAAAAGCAGAGGAAGCCGTCAATGCGTACAGTCGAGAAATCGCCGGCCTTCGTCGCGTTATCCGCGACCGTACTCCTGTCCGCGTGTGCTTCTCAGACGCCCCTGACGTGCCCGCAGCCGGCCCAGCCGCCGGCAGTGCTAATGACCCCACCGCCAGCGCCGGGAGCGTTTCAGGAGCGCCTCGAGGCGATCTTGCGGCCCTCCGAGAACTCGCATACCAATGCGACGCCCTAAGCGCGCAGTTGAGGGGGTTGCAGAAGTGGGCGGCCCCGTCCGCGACGACGGAATCCCCAAAAAGTTCCAACTAGCCGGTCACACGATTGAGGTGCGGCCTGTTTCCGCGCGCAAGTGGAAGCACGGCAAAGATTGCGTGGGCATCTGGCTCCCTGACCAGTACCGCATCGAAATACGATCAACCCTGCGCGGCAGCAACCGCCAGCAGGTGTTCACGCATGAGCTGATCCACGCCATGCTCGACATCGCCGGTCACGATGACCTTAGCCGCGATGAGCAACTCGTGGATCGGCTCGGTCATCTGCTCCAGCAGGCGATGACCACGATGGAATGAAGCGACACCTCATCATCCCTGACGCGCAGGTTAAGCCCGAGTCGCGTACAGAGCATATCAAGTGGGCCGGCGAGGCCATCCTAGAATACAAACCCGATGTCGTCGTCTGCTTAGGCGACTGGTGGGACTTGCCGTCGCTCAATAGCCACGCAGAGAAGGGTAGCGCGGAGCTGGAGGGGGCGAGATATCTTAAAGATATCTCTGCTGGGAACGCCGCTTTCAAGTTGTTAGACAGTTGCTTGAAACGCTCGCGCAGTAAGACGTGGAAACCTAGGAAGGTTTTTCTTGAAGGAAACCACGAGAACCGCGCAAACCGTATTGCCAAGAATGATCCGAAATGGGCTGGCATCATTGGCTCGCATAACTGCGAGACTTTGGACTGGGAGCGGCACCGATTCCTAAAGATTGTGGAGATTGACGGGATCGCTTACTGTCATTACTTCCCGAACCCGTTTTCGGGTAAGCCGATCGGTGGCACGATCGTCAACCGGCTGAACGCCATCGGCTCGTCGTTCGTGCAGGGCCACCAGCAAGGCTTTTTGTATGCCAGCAAACAATACCCAGATCACGTCAAGCACGGCCTGGTCGCCGGGCGCTTTTACCTTGAGAGCGAGGGGTACCGCCCCGAGGACGTCCAGAAGTCCGAGTGGAACGGGATCGTGGTCTTGAACGGCGTGCGCCGCGGAGACTACGACCTCATGCCGTTACGCATGGATTACCTGCGCCGCAAGTACGGTTAATCGTCGTTCTTGTCGCGCCAGCGAATAGCGGGCCAGAGAAAGAGCAGGGTCAGCAGGATGCCCATGCCGACACCGAAGCCGAAGGCAAGTGTAGGGTCGCTCATGTCGGCTTCAGCGCCGTCTCGGCGATGACTGCGCACTCAGGCGAATACTCGGACTTAGCGATCGTCTCGAGCGCCACCTTGTACCGCTGGATGATGGACTTCTGCATCATGTCGATGTATGTCGTCTCCACCTGCCAGCGCACGATCTCGCTGCGCTCGGCTTCCAGTTTCTCAATCTGCTTGACATAAGCATCAAGCCGATCCTGCTGCTCATAAATTACCTGCTTCAGCTGCTGCTTTGTGTTCGCGTTCTCGACCCATTCGTTGAGCCAAGCACGCGGCGGGCTTTCTGTGTCGATTGTGGTCATAAGTGTTCCGGCTGACGCGGCGGGGCCGGTGCTCCGAAGTGTAGGACGCGCGCCTCGTGGGGGGGTTAATTCTCTCCGTAATAGCGCAAAACAACCTTCATCGCGTTGATGTGCTTCTTCATCATTGCCAGGTCGCGCTTCTTATTGGTATCAAACACAGCAATACCTTTGTCGCGCTGACGCTCCTTGTAGTCTTTTTCAAGACTGTCCAGCATGCTTTTCAGGTCTGTGCGCACGATCTGCTCGCAGCAGTCTGAATCAATTTCAAATAGCATCGGAGCGGCTCCTTTATAGGTGTGTGAGTACACAGGCTCAGAACGAAGGGCCATTCCGTTCCTCCACGACCTGCGCCGCGCGCGTGGCAAACCATGCCGCCTTTCGGAGGTCTTGGGCAAAGTCCAGTTTGCGACCGGCGCGAGACAGATACTTCAGCGCCGAACCGTGGCAGTAACTGATGAACATGTCATCGCCCAGCACGGCCTGGATGTAGTCGATCGCCTCGATGGACTCACCGTCAGGCAACCTGAGTTGGTAGTGCGAAGGCTTGCTCACCGGGTCATCGCCGCGCAGCCTCATCCTGCTACCCAGCGTGCGACGCGAGTGACGAGGCCTAGCCAGAAGCCAATGGCTGCCGCCGTCGTGATGGCGATGACAAGCCAGAGGAACGCCTTGGCAATCAAGTCCGTTGAATCGTTCATGCCGCCCTCTTCTTCAGTTTCTCGTTAAGGTCATGCAACGCCCGCAGGTGCAGGAACGCCGGCCATGCGTCGTCGTCGAGAGATGGGTAGAAGTGGTGGCCGAAGTCACCGTTCTCCTTGCTGAAACGCAGCAGGTGGTACCCGCCGTCAATCTTGTTTCCGGTGCACTCCTCGTAAGCCTTGGCATACGCCGCCAACTGGCACAGGTACTCGGGCCAGACGCCGTTACTGGTCTTGAAGTCGCCCAGCACCAGCTTGCCGTTGAGTTTGCCGATGAAGTCAAGCGTGCCGCCGTAGCGGTGCGTTTCGCTAATCACGGCCACCTCACAGTCCACGATCTCAAGCTGCGTGCCCTTGACCCAGAACTCGAATCCGCTGTACGCCGAGCCGGCCTGGGCGCGGAATGCTTTGGCATCCACGACGGTCTTGGCCTCAAGCGCCTCATCCAGCACGGCCTGCGGGTCGCCGCCCTTGACGAACGCCTCGCACATGGCGTGCACGGCGGTTCCGATGGCGAGGATGTCGCTGCCTTCGTATAGACCAGAAGGGGCAGGATTGCCCTGCCCCTCCAGCACGCCATGCTCACGACCCGTCTTGTAGGCCCAGTTAATCAATGCACCGGGGTCTTTGATCTTGAGAATCGTGGTGACGGACGGAATCTTTTTCCCGTCTGCCGCCTTGTATCCTTGGCGTGGAGTGGGCATCAGAACGCCACCTCATCATCCTTGAACTCCTCAACCACCGCAGGTGCCGCAGCCTTGGCAGCGGGGGCCGCCTTCGGGATGTCCAAGATGCGATTGGCGATCTTGTCCTGAATCCATGGTGCCAAGCGGTCAAAAACTTCTGAGTCAGGATTGTCCGTTGAGTAAATCAACGCTTCACCCTCAAGCTCAGGCGCGGGCATTCCCTTCGGCAAGGGCATAATGCTCGTCAAATTTGCATAAGTACGGTCGCCTTTGACGGAGTGCGTGACGTTAATAAACGCTGGCTTCCCAAGAATCTTGGAAAGATCGAACGCCTTTAACTCTTCTGCCGTGAAAGACCGCCCACGCCAAGATTGCAAAAGCTGGCGCAAGGTCGCCTTCTCATTCAATGAAAGGCCAAGTGTGCGGCTGATAACGGCTGGCAAGGATTTCGTCTGCCCATCCTTAGTGATCTCAATGCGCTCGCTTGGAATCTGAAAGCGCAAAAGCACAGTGCGCTTCGGTGCAAACTGACCGCCCGGTGACGGTTGCACACCAAGGTCGCAAACGAGGTCGAGCACCGCAGTGTACGCGCCAGCAGGTAAAGGCTTACGCTCGGGGTACTTACCACCACCGGATTCAGAGATAATCAAACTCATACTAACTCTCCTTCGTTTTTACGGTTCACCAGTAATCTCTACCGCCCCGTGCGGAGCGCCAGTTTGGCGGGGGAACCGACCGCCAATTTTCATGTAACGTATTGCGCGTCGCGCGGTTGAATCGGCGGTCGCGCAGGTGCTCAATGAGGCCGTGGATGAACCGCAGCAAGAAGATCGTCGCGGCGATGCCGCCTAAGATTGCCATCATGTCTCCTCCGCTGAGTTCCAGTCGGTCTGCCGGCGCAAAAAGTCGGGCCAGCCCAGCTCCTTGCGCACGAATGAGCGATCCTCAATTAGGACGTGGTTTGTCGGCTGCGCGGTAAAGCGACCATTCTCGAGCTGCACGAAATAGAACTCTTTGCTCTGCTCAGGCGCCGCGCTGAAAGCATCGCCCACCGGCACTGCCGTGAAGAGGTACATGCCGCGCCTCTCGTCGCGATCTTGCAGACGAACACGGCAGTTCATGCTCTGCAAGAATGGGTATTCGATGGTGGCAAACTGCCACCCGTAGCAATCCCAAGTCTGTGCTTGGGCTGGCGTCCATGGCTCGTCTACCGTGCAATCTGAGGCGAGATGGTGCAGTGGCACGTTACGGTACACGGCGCCACTCTCCAACATGACGTGGCAGCCCCAGATTCGGCCAGGGTAGGACGTGAGGCCAAACCAGACGGCCTTGAGCCAGTCGTGCTTGCCGATCGCGTTGGGTTCGATCCAGATATAACGATGCTGGGGCAGCGAGCCGGCGTGGGTGAAGAGCGTCATTTGTCCACCTTGTTGATGCGCTCACCGATCCACCGCATGACGGGCACGGCCATCGAATTGCCCAACGCCTTATAGCGTGGGCCGTCCGGGCTTTCGTCTTTCTTGCGCCATGGGATATTGGTGTAACCGTCTGGGAAGCCCTGCAAACGTTCGCACTCCACGGGCGTGAGGCGGCGCACTTGCATGGCGGTCATCACAGACGGAACGCCGCCCATCGCATTGCCGTTACCGACTCGGAGGGAGTGCGTTGCATCGCCGTCCACCGCCCCGTTATAGAGGTCGGTCGCCACCGGCTGGGCGACACCTAGCATCCCGCCAGCACGGCCAGCCACTCGCATGGTCGGCGCAAGGTCGGCGGTCGCATCTCGCCTGTCATCATTGCGGCTGAACGCCACCGGCTGCGCGACCAGATTGTGCCCGTTACCATCCGATGGGTCTGGGTAACCACGCTCACCGCTGCCGCCTTTTAAAGTCGCACCGACTTTTGAAAAAGCCACCGCCATCCCGTTGTCCTTCGCGCCAAGCGGGTGCGTGATGTCGCCCGACACATCTGGGTCTTGGCGGCTGTGGAACGCCACCGGCTGGGCTACGGTCGATTCACGACTGTCAGCAAAGCATCGCGCAGTGCCTCCGGTAGTTGCTTGCCCCTTTTCTCTGCTCGGCGCAGAATCCCGGCGCACGCTTTCGCGCTCAAAAAGAACCGCTGCGGCACGTTGCCAGTCTCCAAGACATCCGACAACGAACACACGGCGGCGTCGCTGGGCCACTCCGAACCATTGAGCGTCGAGAACTCTGTAGGCGAACCCATA